GTTAGTTTGTGTTGCAGTGACAATTGGTAGTTTGAATTCAACTGCAAGTCCTCTCATTTCTTCTGCAATACTCTTAACCATTGTATAGGAGTTTACACTTGAGTTTGCTCTCATTCTTGCAGATGCACAAATGTTTAGATAATCAACATAGATAATATCTGGAATAAAATCTTTTTTAAGATTAAGTTCTTGTAACAGATGTCTAAAGTGTCCTGTATGTGCAGATGCAGTTGGATACTCTTTGACAATTAGTTTACCTGTTGTCTTATCACGAATTGATTTAACTTTCTTATCATACATGTCTTTTGGTAAATTAGAAAGTTCTTGAATAGGTAAGTTCATTAGATTTGCATCGATTCTTTCTGCAATCTTTTCTTCACTCATTTCCATAGATATGTAAAGAACATTCTTACCCATCATAAGATTGTTAGCTGCACAATGACACATGAATAGTGATTTACCAACACCTGTTCCAGCCATAATGACATTCAAGGTTTTATTTGGTAAACCACCTTTCGTAATTTTGTTCATCAATTCAAGGTCAAATGGTAGTTTATCTTCTACAGTATTGTAGGACATAAATCTATCATCTGCATCTTCAATAAAGTCATGACCAATGTGTTGGTCAAAAGAAACTGATAATGCATCTTTTAGAATATCTGGAATCTCACCTTTTTCTCTAGTCGATGACTTATCAATAATCTGAATACTTTCCATAACTGCATTATAGATTGCTCTGTCTTTGCACCACTTCTCAGTTTCATCTACAAGAAAATCATGTGGAGTTTCTTCACTGTTTTCTTTACATGCATTGATTATGTTTTGTGCATTCTTAATCTCTTCATCATTATGACCAGACAAATCATTTAGTTGAATATTCAAAGCTTCATGAGTAGGACACTCATTATACTTCATAAAGTATTCAGTGATTTGTTTATATACTAATCTTTCTGACCTATCTGTAAAGTATTCTTCCTCTAAATAAGGAAGAACTTTTCTTGTAAAATTATCAGATGTAAAAAGATTTTTTAATATTGATTCTTCGATTCTATTCTGCAATTACTTCACCTGTCTCTGTATCAATAACTTCTTCTTTACCATATTTAAATTCTTTTTTTGCACACTCGTTGAGCTGTGTTAAGACTTCTTCTGTAAAGTATTTTTCTGGATTGTTATTAATAGTTTTACCGAACTGAGTTGTACCATCTGGAAGTTCTATTCTTGTTGATGTCTGTTTAAAGATACCATACTTTAGTGCTAAGTCAAGTAAACCATAATATCTATCTAGTCCTTTATCATATGTTAGTCTAACATCAACCATTTTGTTTTCTACTGTAAGTCTTGATTTATGATTCTTACAATGAATAATATTACCAATAATCTCTGTTCCATCTTTTTCTTTTTTCTTGGATAGATAAATGATTGAAGAGGCTGCATACTTCAAACCACTTCCACCACCCATTTCTTTTTGTGGAAACATAGAACCAATAACATCATATGTATGGTTCGTTACTATCATCGGTATTCCTACCTTACCTAGTTTCAAAGTTAACACTCTGAATGTACCTTTGATAACCTGTGCCTTGGTCATGTCTCTAACATTTTTACCAGACCCAATATCTTCTGTTTCTTTGATTGTAGATAACATACCAAGTGAATCAAGAACAAAGAAAAGTTTCTCATCACCTTTTTTTCCTTTCTCAAATCCATCAATAATGTTAACTGCTTGAGTTCTAAACTCTTCAATGGTTGTCACTGGAACAAGAAGTATACGACTTGTATCTATACCTCTTTCTTCTAGCATTTCTTGAGTCAATGCAGATTCAGACTCAAAGTAAACGACATTACCCTCTGGGTTGTCTTCTAAAAACTTTTGTACCATTCCTAATGCAAAGAATGTTTTACCTGTTGCAGACTCACCTGCTAATGCAGTTATCTTGTTAGATGGGATACCACGATAGATATCACCACTCACTAATGCATTAAAAATATAAGAACCTGTATCAATATAACCATCGACATCACCTGCCACGATTCCATCTGATACAACTCCTGCTAACTCATTACCACTTGCTTTTGCAAGGTCTTTTAATAAATCCATAATATATTCCTCGACTTGTTATACTATTATACTACCAATCTCTATTCTGTCAACTGAAAAAATCTTCTAGGGATGATACTGGTTCAGTTGACCATCCTATCTTTTCAAGTATTAGTTTTAGAGGTTCAATGAATGATTTGTCAAATTGTAAATCATAATCTATGTAAGGATGAAGTTCAAACTCTCTAGGTAAAGTATTAATAAATCCTATGACATTTTCTTTGATAGGG